GTTGTTGGTTTTGATGATGGAATGAACGAGATGAAGGATCAATACATGGGACTTAGCAAGTTCACTGATTTGCTGAACCCAAGATCCAGAATGCTAAAGAACAAGTCAAACATGATGCAAGGCATATTGCATTACACATCTAGTCTGCTTCACTCAGGGTACTTGTATCTCTGGGAGAAATTCTCTATGGATGGACTGAAGTATCAGATTTCGAAAATGTACTCGTTGGAATCAAATGACTATCACATAATATCCACTACGAAAGTGTCTTCTGATGACTCGTCTTGCATACTGTCTGTTGTCGTGGAAAAGGATCCTAAGAATGCTAGTCAAAGGCAGGCAAATCAGATAACTGAGGGAAATTTGAGACTTATGATGAGTGTGTACACCGAAGCAAAATCCAGGTTGTATCCTCTGTTTTGTGCAAAGCAGAGTGTTGAGAAGAGCTCAACTTCCGGCCACTCAAATGTGGAAGAGTTCAATTCTCTCTGGTACTACAAGAACACTCTGCTAACCCCCGCAATAAAGTTCGTTGCAGCATGCATTAAGACTCACCCAAGCTCAAAGATGGATGATCGATACAGCACTTACGCAAACCTAAGGAATAACTTATTTGAACATAGCGGATCTGTCATGTTGTGCAATGTGTGTCAGTATGGCCAAATGAGTGCTCATTACAAGACACTTGGCTATCGAACAAACAAAAGATGGCCGGAATACAGACAATGCTTGTTAGAGAACCCGCATCCGTCAATTGGTTTTTTCTTGCTAGAGCATCCGCTATGCTGTGGGATGTTCGGATATGACATGGCAGTGTACATGGCCTGCGCAGACAGACGATTTAGGAACATACACTTGGGGTTGTACAAGGATGAGAACTTTGAGTTCACCAAGGATGGCAAGCCAACTGTTAGAACATACATCTCCTTTGGTCAGTCAGCCAAGTACTATGCATTCAAGAAAGCCTTGGGTGTCAACGACTCTGACATCAGAACCTACATAGAAGAGAATCTAATAAACCTGTATAGAGAAAGCTCGACAACCGAGGACTCACTGATGCAACTTAGAATGCAAGCATCAAATCCAGCTCTATCTGAGTCCATGGCATTTCAG